GTCTGCCTGCGCTCTCAAAAAAACGGGGGTTCATACGATCGCGCTTACCACTATTGCAGGGATTACAAGCTGCGACCATATTTTGCGCTTCATCTGTGCCACCTTTGCTAATTGGAATCACGTGATCTACTGTAGTGGCTTCTTGTCCGCAATAGTGACAAGTCCAATAGTCGCGGTCTAATACTTCCCTGCGCACTCGTTGATAGTAAGCAGATTGATAGCGCTTGTGTCCCATCAATGCCAACCTTTACGATCAAAGTGATCTAAAGCTTTACAAGCATTGCCGTAGCGATGATGAATGTATTTAATCGAAGCTTGTATCTGTCCCTTTGGACTTAGGTCTCTATACCAAGTAGAGCGCATCTGACCCAAGCCATAATGAGAACCATTTTTTGCTTTTGGATTCCACCTTGACTCATAATGAATCAGCCAATTGAAACACTCAAACTCTTTCCAACTCATTTGATTGTATGCATACAACTTGAGATTCATATCTGCTTTTGATGGCGTTGTATTTATAATTGTAAGAACGGCAGCCATAAGGGTCAAAGTCATCAGACGAAAGACAAAGGGCTGCCCTAAGCGCTCTGCGACGGGCTGCCTTCGGGCCCCGCCTCGCAGGGAGTCTATCATCGTTGTCAAGTACGTTCTCATAAATGCAGGTCAGAGCCTTTCTTTATTCGAGTTCCAATACTTTTCTCACATCAATCTCTTGGCTTCCATTCAATCCAATTATGGCTTCTCTTAGCTTCTCACGTCCATCTCCGTGAAACTTCGTCGTTAAATATGGCTCTGACTCAGTCCCAATCAACCACTCAACTGGCTCACCATTAGGATCAATAACTAAATCATCAACGTAATTAAATTTATCCAATATCGCATCAATCGATGATTCTCTTACCGATTCAACTATCTCACTAGGTATATTGGCTTTGACCCATTTGATAAAGCTTTGTTGGCTGACGATTTGCCACTTGAACTTTGGCTTTGTCGTAGTCACATAGGCAACCACCTCATCGCCAAGTTCAGCTTTTACTCGATCAGCGCCAAGTTCGTTCATCTCAGCTTGTAACTCAGCTCTCAGTTCATCCTTTAGGCGCTTTGCTTGATCTGCTAGCAGGCTAATCGCCGCTAGTCTCAGACTTAGTTCCTTGATTGCCATCTTGCTCCCTTTTTTTTGCTCTGTTTAATCGGACTTCTAATGAAGCCAGATTTACGCCCATATCTCGGGCAATAAATTCTTTGTCAAAGCCCCACTCAAGTAGCTGCTTAATATATGCAATTGAATGAGGCTTAGTCATTTACTTTTTACCAGCCCAGCCATCTCCCTTAAAGTGCGTTGGAATGACTGTAAATATTTTGCGTAGGGGATAACTGCACCAGCAGCTCATTGATTGACCGGCCGACTCGATTGTTAATGTGATTTCTATTTGCTCTTCGCATCTATCACAGTAATAATCATATGTCGGCATCGATAAACCTTTCGAGTGTCGCATTGCCATTCCAGTAACGCTCTTTAATGCGTTCCTGCCGATTGGCTATTTTACAGATACGGCATTTAGCGGCCTTCATCTTGTAATTACCGCACTGGTCGCACCGGTCAATTTCATCCTCTCGACTAATCACTCGGTCAATTGGATCAAATAAACGTTGCTCAAAGCAATTCTGACACTCCATCAGCCAGACCATTTCGCCCTCTTCAATTTCGGACTCATAAGCGGTAATCCCTCGATGCGGCGTCACCTTCTTACAAGGCCCGCACTTGAACGGGTGCATTTCGTTAATCACCGTTGAAACGCCCACTTACCATCGGATCCAATTTTCATCCATCGAGCTGGATGGCCGGATTTCGGAACTGGGCAAACCCAGCCGCGATATTCTTTGCCTTCCTTTGTGCCTTGTTTAAGAATCATCGGGCCGCAACCTTGTGCGCACAATGGAATCTCATCAATTATCTCAGCGCCGAATTCTTTAGCCATATCGCTGACATCCCAGACGATTGGCTCTGGATCATTGGGCCGTTGTTCTTTTACGAATTCAGCCAGTTCTGGCTTTGTTGTCTGAATAGGTTTCTTGGGTGTTTGCTTTGGCTTGGCAAAATATCCGGCCAGATTTAATGCCCTACCGAGACTTCCAGTTTCCGCTAGTTCCAATGCGTATTGCTTCTGCTTTGATTCGGACGACAATCCGGTTGTCCAAGCGGCTTGATCTGCTTCTGTCCGATATAACTCGGTCTTAACAATATAAACGTCACAAGCTGGTGTTAATGATTCTTCCAAAACGTGAGTCTTGATCCGATAATCTGGATAAGCATTAATAAACTCCTTCAATCGGTCTTGAACCGAAACATAATCATCAAGGTAATTCGACATTTAATTTCTCGCTCCCTGCGAATTCTTTTATCGCATAATCTAATTGTTCTTTTAATGACCAGAATGTTCCATCCGGCCAGTTCTGCACCTCATTGGCGCAAGGTTGACAATAAAACCGGACCTGCGCCCTTCGGATAGGTGTTTCAGATTGGACTTTCCATACTGCTGGACTTTGTGCCAACGGATGCCAAGATCCATCTTTCAATTGACCCCATTTATTTTTACAAGTGTCGCACCACTGCCTCGGATTAGAGTTGCGAGTCAGACTCAACGTCGTCCCAATCTTCTGGTGTAGAAAATCTGCATCGACCCAAGATAGCGGCGTATCCAATGAGATCGAGATACGAATCTTCGCGCTCTGGACTTTCCACCATTCTGCTAAGTTTGGTCGCGATAAAGATAAGCGCCACGTCAGCTGGGTCTCTGAGCTGAATACCGAGCAACTTTGAGATTTTGTAAATGCGTAAAAGATTGTGCCTCGGGTCGCCATATTCCATCCCTCGGTCTTCGAGGGTGTCACCAGCGTCCGAGAGCCAGTCACTTAACGATCTCTCTGACATTGATACTCGCTCTCCCTCGTTTGTAGCCTTCGTTAAAAGCTTTCGCTTTAATGCTGATATATGTCCGGTAAATGATCCAGACAGTTGAGCAATATGCGGTCCAGATAATGACATCTGAATATCTACTCCACATCAGCACTCACCCCGAATCGATCTAGCCAGTATGCCGATATTTCTTCGCGACTTAAACGACCGCGAGCAGACTTGCGTCCAAGCGACTCAATTGCATATCTACGGATTATCTGGCCTTTAACGTAATTATTGCCATCAGACCAAGCACCCGAAGTCGAATCAAATCGAATTACTTTCGGATTATTTATCACTTACTCTCCCTTCTAAACCCTAGAAAATGGATTTAGTGGGATAAATGTATTTAGGAAAATCTATTTAGACAAGTAGGAGCTCGGCGTGGCGAATATCTAAGAAGCCGCACTGTTTCTCGATTGTGCCTCGATTGGCGAAGTCGGTCTTGTCGGGAAGTGGCCTTAATTGCCATTCTGGGGCCTCTATAGCCCCTAAATCGAACTGATAGACCCCGTGTGGGGTTGAATTAATATAAAGCGTCCTAGCGCCCGTTCTAGCCCTTATCTCGGCCAAATAATCCCACTTCTTCTTCTCGATTAAGAGAGTCGGATAATGAGTGCGACGACATTTGAGTTCGATGTATGCGTCGTGGGTGATGCCGTCGTGCTTGTCGGTCGGTGAGACTGGCGTAAGGTCTGGATAAACGGCCTTTAACGCCTCAAATAACTCGACCTCGCGAAGATAAATTAGTCGTCATCCTCATCGAAGTCATCAAGCGGATTCTTGATGGGGTCTTTCGGATCAACTATCCAATCGGGATAAGAGCTGCGATCCATAGCGAAAGCCAATGCTGTGCCTTCGTCCATTCCGGCTTTGCGGCAAGCGTCATAAACTTCTTTGGCTGCAATAGCCCAAAAATCCAGCTTGGTAAGAATTGGCTCTTTTGTAGTCTTGCGACGTTTAGCCACCTTCTTCACCGGCTTCTTAGCGCGCTTTGTTGCCACCCTTTGCCACCTTTCGACTGAGGGCCAATTCTAACTGACTCTCCATCTTGTCGAGGCGCGACACAATCGGAATGTTTTCGAGTTTTATGATGTAGCGAAGCCCAGCAATGAGCAAGGCGATTGATCCGAGGACTGAGGCGACGAATCCAGCGATTGAATTGACGTCCATTACCGGACTTTGCCGTAGCGCTCGTAATTCGGGTTAAGCCAGTTAATCACGGAAGGCAACACACTCACAAGTGCCGCATTGAGAATGTAATCGGGTTGAAGACCGACTGAGAGGTATGTTGATAGAGCCGTCGCGAGGAATGTCTTCGCCCACGTTTCCGCCATCTTTTTCAATTCGTTCATTATTGTCTCCTTCGAGGTCAAACCATTTTCCGTCATTATCTCCCAAAGTTGTGAAGCTGATATGAAAGTGAGACCGGTGAGGGTTAGCACCTTTATACGGTCTACGCTTCCAATTCAATATCGGACTCATAATCTTGCCGTCGTAAATAATGTATTTGATGCGTTTATCACCTTGCTTGGCGCATTTACGGATTTTTTCCACAAGCGCGTAAGCCTCTTCTTTATGAGCTGCTAAATCTGCGTCAATATCTAAAGCTCTGACGATTCCTCGAGCGTCTGGTATATGGTCAGAATTGCCTTTAGCAACGTGCCGAGCATCAGCAATCCACCCATCAGAACGCCGGTCGCGATCAGGATAAAGGTCATCAATCATCTCCCTTAATTGCTGGCCAGCTTTGCACAGTTTAGCCAAGACCCAAAACCTTTAGATCATCGGCCGTAAGACCTAATGCTGCCAATTTATCTTCTGCCATTTTTCTTTTAACGGCTAAATCGGCTTCAATTTTTGCGCGTTCTTCGTTTTCTTTAATTGTGCGATTGAAAGCATCTAATTCCGCTTTTTCCATATCGCGCTCATTGACAATGGTTTCACCGGTTGTAGCATCAAAAATCTTTTCAATGATTTTCATTTATTCCTCTCAAGCACTCGTATAAACATAAATGGTTCCAGCATCAAAATTGCCTATTGTTGAAACCAATGAAATTGATGAAATTGTGCTAGTTGAATTATAAAATCCATAACCAAATAAACCCTGTTGTGAATTGCTGCCGGCATCATTGGCGCCAGCACCAAAATTAAATGCCTTTACTCCTGAACTATTGCAACCTGATAAAATTACACCACCGCAAATTGTCGAAGTGGCTGACCCAGACATTTTTGCTAAATAAGTTTGAACATCGTTTGTGTCAAAACCTCTACTAAGAAAACTTGTTTGATAAGTTCCTGCTGCTAGAAAATCGGCGTGTGCGTATGTATATTTTGCGCCTGTGTCAGTATTTAGTCTGAAAGTTATCCAAGATGACGCGGTTGCCGAAGAAGCACCATCAATCAAAAGCATAATTTTATCTGCGCCAGATATGCCTGAAACTGTAATGGTTTGAGCACCAGTTAAAGCAGTTCCACCAGTATTAAGCAATGACCAGCTAGCAGATCCACCAGACGAAGTTGCCCATTTCAATCCAGTTGCGGTCGTTGAGTCGGCGGTTAAAACTTGGCCGTTAGTGCCGACTGCTAAACGAGAAAATGTATCGGCGCCAGTTCCACCAATTAAATCACCTTTGGCGTCGAACGCGGTTGCAACAGTATTGGTAACGACAGGTATTGGGCCAGTTCCAGAAGCAACGGAAATTCCTGTTCCGGCTTGAACTTCAGTAATATCGCCTTGGTCATTATTGATCCAAGTGTAATCAAGGTCGGTATTGGAAGCCTTGCTAAGAATCTGGCCGGTTGTTCCACCTTTAAGATCGAGGAAACTTGTATCAATCCCGTTACCCAAAGTCCGAATCGCTAAAGCGCCGTCCTTAACTAGGTCGGTGTCAGCTGGCGTCGTCCAGCCAAAGTTGCTTGTTGTTGGCATTAACTAATCACTCCAATCGCGTCTTCCCATTGTAGGGTATTACTTAGCGTATTCCACTTTTCTAACACATTGACCTGATCCCAATTCTGAGCCACCGCGCTAAATTCGGTCGGCGAGGCATTAAGAGTCAAATTAAGTCCATTGAGAGTTGAGCTGAATGTCCAACCCTCGACATAGCCCGTGAATTCGCCCCCATAGATATTGGCAGGTAAATTGATTACTTTGATGGGCTGACCCATAAAAATCGCCAATAAAGCATTTCTGGTTGCGTTGCTGATTTCTGGGTTTTGTAATGGAAAGGTTATGGACTCAAATTGGGGACGTGGATAGGCCCGAAGTTGGATATATCGATCGGCGACCGATTGGGCATCCGTAGCGTCGTGAAGGAGCGAATTCTCGCTGATGGAATATAGACCATAGACTGACTGAGACGCCGTATTTTGCGAAGTTTTAGAATTGCCAAAATTGTTGCCATAATTGACTTGGTATTTATTTACTAATGCTCCGGATCTGATGGTCTGTCGGATACCAGCACCAAAAGCTTGATTGCCGTCTAATTCGGTATATCCATTGGCAACCAGATAACTCTGACGATGAGCAGAATCGGCATAGGACACATTGCCGTAGGCGTCTTCATAAACATAACCCAGAGCTGATGAAGCAATATCGGTTACCGCCGTATAAAAATCTCTTGGGTTGGCGGTTTGTTGTTCCATCGTATATTGACCTGGACGATCGATTTCCCCGAGTCCGACATCCTGAGCATCCAACCAAGTTTGAGTTGCATTATAAGTTGCCCAAGTATCGGCTGGTGGGACTTCGTTCCAGTTGTTCAATAATAAATCACTGAGGATTGTGTAAATCTGATCGCCGTCTTTGTTTTGAGCTAATGAATTTGTCCAGACGGCTTTTGACAATTTGGATAAAGCACCCAAAGCAGTAATTTGTATTTGCGTGACATAGGCGATTTGTCCATCGCTTTTGACTGAAGTTGAAATATCGCTAATACGACCACCAAAGATTGGAACCCAAGCATTTGAGGAATTTTTAACTTCAACTGTAATAGAAGTATTGACGCTCCAAGTGTAGGTAGCGTTATCTTTATTAATGATCTGCAAATTAGCATAACCGGCTTGAGGTTGGGAATTAACGCTCGTGCGACCACTTGTGATAGTGAAGCCAACCAAAGTCAAACTAGTAGCGTTAGTTCCGTTAATTAATATGCGATAACTGGGCGTCCAAGCCGTCATAAGGCAACCGCACCTCGAAGGCCAGCGCCACCGCCGGTTCCTCGATCATAAGAATCATTAAGTGCATCTACCACCGCTCGAGTGAATCCTTCGCGGTCGATAATTGATGGAGAATTTACATTGATAATGACGTTACCGCGTTCTTCGCCTGCCCTAACCGCTGCGACATTGAAGTTAGAAGGAATAGCGTTGCCGCTTGGAATTATTGTCGTCGTGACAGTTGGGGTCGTTGTTGTTGTTACTTTAGGAGTCGTTACCGCTGGCGTTGATGAGGTTGTATTTGCAGCGTGCGTTGTGATCTTAGGCGCGGTAATTGTCGGGCTTGAACTGGTGCTTGTCGAAGACGTCGAAAATGATGGAGCCGTAATGGTGGGAATGTTTGGCAGTAATGGAATGGCGTTATAAGCCCTAATCAAAGTGTTAATTGCGTTGATGGCGGTGGAGACGGCTGATTGGATGCCTCTCACAACTGCCCCAATAACGTCAAGAATTCCGCCAGCAATTTTGCCAATAAATTGCAACGCATCGCCAAAACCGCCAATAATAATTGGAACGACATAATTGCGAATGACGTTGTAAAGCAAAGTCAATGATTCTTTATTGCGTTCAATGGCATCGGTTACTGGCTGAATTGCCGCGTTCTTAAATTCAATAAATTTGGGAATGACTGTGTTGATAAAGTAATTGAGAAGATTCTGAAGCGTGGGCAATAAAGCAGCACCCACAGATTCTTTGGCTTCATCAAAAGCCACTTTTAGTCGCTCAATTTGGCCTTGAAAGGTATTGGCTTGAGTTGCCGCGGCACCGCCGAAAGTATCAGACAATTGCTTAACAGTTCCCTCAAAGCCAAGAGTTTTAGCCTGTGCAGCTGATATTCCGACGCCGAGACGACTGAGCGCACCGTTATTGCCTTCATAGGCTTTGGCAAGGGCATTGGATACAGTCTCGACATCTTTTCCAGTTGCCGCTGAAATATCTAAAGCAAGTTTAAGAAGATCCTGCGATTTTGTGACATCTTTAGTGGCTATAGTCAAGCGCTGAAGCGCCGGACGCAATTGATCATCAGCTACACCAGTAGCCAAAGAAGTTTTGAGTATCTGTTCTTCAATAGATTTGATTTGTTCATCAGTTACATCGGTGACGTTCTTAAGAGCATTGGCCAATCGAAGTTGTGCGGCTTCATCTTCGATGGCGGCTTTAACACCCTCGATGGCTAATTTGCCAGCGTAAGCGGCGGCGGCGGCGGCAGCTGCAGCGAAGGCAGCGGCAGCGACCTTGCCGAATTTCTCTAACTTACCGCCAAAGCCTTCGACCTCATTTGCTCCGGTGTCTAACTTCTTTTTTAGATCATCGACGTCAGCAAGGATGGATAACTTAAGGGTTCTACTTCCGGCCACTAGTCGTCCCACTTTCCGATGATTTTAGAAAACGCATCTTCCCATTTGGCAATTAATTGAGGCTGAATCTTGCGTAATGCCGGATAGATGAAATAGCCAGAATTGCCTCGGCCTTGTCTGGGGGTGCGTCGAGGGAATTGACGATAACGATTAGATCCGAATTCGTAGCCCGCCCAGAGGTCTTTAGTAGATCCTCCACCAGAGAAACGCTGACTCGCGAATCCATAAGAGAATTCGCCGACCTTAGATGTTTTGGATACTTTAACGCCAGTTGTGATGCGATCGACAACGGCTTGTCCAAAGGTTCTTGTGATGCCGTAGGCCTTAACTTCGTTGGCGGCATATTGAGCCAACGCAAAACTTTCGCGTTTAGCTGCATCAGCAGCTTCATCGTCCATCGCCTTGAAAGCGGTAATGATTGAACGAAGTTCGCGCTTGTCATAGGCGATTGGTTCATTTGCCACCTCTGCTGCGCTCCTTCAATATGTCTATCGCCGTTAAGACTTGATCGATGTCAGTCCATTCGCTCATCGGGATTCCGGTCGCAATTGCTATCTCGACAATAAGTCGATTTACGCTTCCGGACTCGAAGCTTTTGGGCTTTCATCTCCAATCGTCATTTCTTCGACCGACAATTCCCAAACGTCTTGAGATTTAGTCGGTTTCCCAGCCGCTTCGCGCTTATACGCGAAATAGGCTAGGTCGAGGAAGTCCGCTTGCTGGTAGGCCGATATATCTTTCAAGGAATATATGGACTTACCAGTTTTGCGTTCCCACTTGGCCCACTCTGGGAGTCCAGCGTTGTAGGTGACTTCCTCGCCGTTTGTGTATTTAATTGTGATTGATAACTTCATCTCCCGATGCTCCGATCTTAACTAAATGTTTCGCTGACTTCGCCTCTTGCCACCTTGAAAGTGTAAGAGACAGTTTGAGCGTCAATCCCAGACCCGCCTGCCGTTGGATATTCAGGAAGAATCGGGAAAACGAATTGAGCGCCCGTTGCAGCGGTCAAGGTTACAGAAATTTCTGAATTTGGTGATGTGTCGCAAGCTGTCCAAAGGGCTTCGCAAACAGAATTGGTTTTACCCCAGTCTGCAAGCATATCGAGCTGGAAAGTGCCTTCGACATTGACGACCTTATACGCTTCCCCATCGAGAGTCTGATAAGTCTCGCGAGTGAAGGTCTTGGTCAATACAGCGTTAGTCGCTTGGGCTTCGATGTCCGTTCCACCTGTGAAAGACAACGAAATATCGCGACCGGTAATTACTGTGGTTGCCACTATTTCTCCTAGTTAGTTTGTGTGTAATAGGTGGAGACGCGAATATCGGCGACCAATAAATTGACCGCACCCACTTGCGTAACCGATGGCCGTTCTACTGGGCCGACTGTGTAGCCGTCTGGTATTACTGCCAAAACTGAAAATATCAGCTGCTCGAGATTATCGAGTGATGCTGGATTGGAAAGGTAAGCGACTCCGCAAGTAATCGTCATATTAATCTTGGCGTGAATCGTTGAATCGTTAATTGTGTTTAATTCTAAATAAGGCGAATCTGGAACAAGAATAACCGCCGGAACTTGAACCGCTTCTGGAACGTATGAATAAACGTTAGCCGAAACGCCGGATAGTGCAGTTGCCAGCGGTGTGCGAATCGAAGATAAAACTGTCGAGGCAGGCATCAACCCACCATCGCATCGGTATCGAGATAAGGCCCAAGAAGGCCAGTTACTTTGGCGAGAAGATTCTTAGAAAGTCTATAAGGTGTTACTGCGAAATCGATTCCTTCGATTGATCCACCGGCAGCCGTTCTGGCTTGGAAGATTTCGACAGAAATAGCCAAAACTGCAGCTTCGACGTTGGCATTTCCCACATAGGTTGATGCGCCAGAGAGCGCAGCGTTTCCGGCTGGGATAATGTTCTTTTCCAATATGTCAGCATTTGTGATGGCGGCGGTAAATACATAGAGGCCAATTAAATCATCTGTAACTGTGTGAGTTCCGTTGAATGGTGATCCGACACCAGTAATTATGACCGACTGGCCTTCGGTGAATTCGTGAATTGTTGCGGTGTGGAAATAGGCAACGTTTTCTTTCAACTCGACTTTATTAACTTTGCTCTGAAAAGTGACAAGCATTGGCAGAATCAGATTCTCACTAGCATCCACAATATCAGCCAAATAAGCATCCGAATAAAGGGAAGACGAGACGCCAAGAATCGTTCTTAGCTCTGAGGCCGTGACAATTGTTGGCATCTCGTTTCCTTTCAATCTAGAGGGTGACGGGCCAGCTCGGGAGCGGACTGGCCGTCACTTTTATTACGCCTTGTTGTTCTTGAACGCTCCAGCGCCAATCTTTGTTGCAATTGCGCCGTATCCGTACATTGCAATTGAAACTTCACCTGAAGAAATCACATCTGCGCGAAGAGCGTAAGTTGGTGATTCATACCAAGTGTAAGAATCTGGATTGACAATAACAATTGTTCCATCTCCATCGCCAGCGTTTGTGAAATCGACATAGAGATCGAGTCCAGCAACGTTTCCGCGAAGTGAAAGTGGGCTTACAACGCCGCCAGCGTTTTGTGGCTGAGCTGCATTGTAAATTGGGCGTCCGCCATCGTTCAAGGTCATAATGTTTGACCATTGACCGCTAGATACGACCATATTGCGAGCGAATCCTTGAGTATTGCTATAAACGCTTGAAGCGCCGCGAGCAACAATTCCGAGAAGTTCGGAAGCGGTTGGGTAAGTCGCAACAGTTGTTCCATCGAGAGTTGCGCCAGAGATAAGAGCTGCATTTACGGCAGCGTTTGTTGCCTTTGCGTAAGCAGCAGCAAGGTGAGCCATCAATTCGTTGTAAAACGCTGGTGATGTGCGATCCAAAAGTTCGACAGAAAATGTCTGAGCGCCGGCGTACTTCTTTATATTCACAGTGACCCAGCCAGTAGCTTGGTCAGTTGTTGATGGAGCAGCAGCTTCAGCGGTCTCAGCGACAGTTGGAGCGGTTGTCAATTTTGGAATCTCGAAAGTCATTCCTGCATCTGGAAGAGCAGCGCTTGAGATTGCGTCGATTGACGGACGAATCGTGTTGGAAAGTCCATTGATTACAGTGGTGAGCTGACGTGTTGGTACGAGACCAGTGTTGTCAGTGGTATCTGCCGCAGCAGCGACATAGAGACGCGCATCGTGGTCGCCAGTGGCAGCCTTGATGGTGTTCTCGAGGTACTTTGCAGGTGAGAAGTCAAGGCGTGGCTTTGTAAAAAAAGCTGGACGCGATGAAGTTGCTTCCACCTTAGCTGCTTCTACCGTTTCTTCGGCAGGAGCAGCGGAAACAGTAGTGTCAGACACTTGTTCTCCTTCGGTTGGGTTGTCTGCTTCAGCGGTTGCCGGAGCAGAATCTTCTTGTGGTGCTTCGTTCTCTGAAGCAGCGACTTCGCTTACTCGAGCGGAATCAATTGCAGGATCTGTAACTAATGAAACTTCATCGAGAGTCGCTGACGTAATTTCCATAACGCCTTTATTATTCGACCATTCGTTTATTTGTGCGCCGACGCTGAATCCGTCGCGAAGACCATCAACGGCTTCGACGAGAGCGTCTTCGCCTGCCATTGTGTTCGCAATCTTGAATGTAGCCACAATTCCCTTGTCCGTGACTTCGTGACTAACCATTTTTCCAATCGGACGTGTGCGATCGTGCTCGAGAAGCAATTTGACCGGCTTCATCTTAATTGAATCAGCAGCAAAAACAGTTGGGCCGACAGAGGTATTTCCCTGCTCGTTCCAAGTGACAATTGTTCCGCTAATGGTGCGTTTCACTGTGTCCGCAGCCGTGACAGTCATTGGCATATTGATCTTCATCGGATCAAGTCCTCTTCTTCTTGAATCTGCTCGATACTCATCGCACCGATGCGGTTTAGGATTTCATAAACCTGCGCACGTTCCAATGGATTGCCGCGCAGGAAGTCGTCGAGATCGAAGCGAACTTCGGTTGTAGCTGGAATGAAATCTGGCATTGATAAACGCTTTTCAATTGCAGTTAATAATGGACGAAGGGAGAAATCAACCAAAGAGCGCCGCTCATTGACGGAGTTTGAGTAAGTCATTGAAGTCGTTTCGGCGCTCAGGAAGTACGCTGGAATACCAGCGGCTCGAGCCAATTCTAAAGCAACATATTGACGAGCTTCCGCAAGTTGTAATGATTTTGGATCATACCCGAATTCTTTAAGATCAACGTCGGCATTAAGAAAAGCAGTTGAACGAGATTGACGTGCAGTTTTCCAGGCACTAAGCAATGACGAAACTCGTTCGGCGGTGAGATTTGTACCGTTTGATTTAAGAACCATTGACGGATTAGGTTCTTTAGCGTAATTGACAGCTGCGTTTTCAAGATATACGGCAGCACTGACAGTTTTGCCGGCGCGATTTAGAAATCCTTCATCAAAACCATCAAAACGGATTAACGAACCTACGCCGTAAAGCGGGACGGCTTTGCCATCAACTCGATATGATTCAATTTCAGTTCCATTTGGATTTGTATCAACTGTGACGCGTTCTGGAGCAATGCGAGTCCAAGCTCTTACTTTGCCGCCATCCGTAGCAGAATACATTTCAAGAACTTGGCCGTAACCGACACCATAAAACCAAATATCTTCGCAAAGCCAAGTGTAAATTGTTGAACCAGATACTCGAGGATCAGGTTGATTGATAACTCGAAGCGGCTCAACGTGAGCGCCATTCATTTTGTTGTATTGCTCAAGTGGTAATGATCCAACAGTGCCGCAGATAATGTTACGAGCGCGAGCGACCGAAGGTACTGACATAGCCAATTGACGTGTCGTCGTTGTTGGTGCGCCTAAAATTGAATACGCATAGGGGGTTGTCTGAATTGGAGTAAGAGCGGCATCAACAGTTAATGCAGCTTCCACTTTTGGAAATAGAAAATCTCTGATTGCACCCATTGAGCCTTAATTGTAAAGGGCTTGTGTTACAAGATAACGATATCCACTCCATCATTGGATTTTGTGGCGAAATGAGTCGCCATAGCAGATGCCACAGCTCCACAAATAATCGCATTAGAGACTTTGCGACCCATTACCCATCCGCCATCACCGAAAGGCAATTTGACGGCGGATAGGCATTGTTTAGTCAGCTCATCCTGTCCCGAGTGAGCCAACCGCTGCGACGAAATCGCTCCCAGTAATTCATCGCAACTTTGGGCGTAGTCGAGTCCATCTATCGGCTCAGTCTTGATCCCTGCCGGTGCTAATCGCGCAGCAACGGCCGAAGCGGTTCTCGCTGAATAGGCAACGAGCTGGACTGGATACTTGCGCACCCAATCCGCTAAGTCATTAGCCAAAGATTTATCATCGAGGTTAGACGGATTAAACCAAGTCTGCAGAAGTATGACTTGGAACTTATCCCCTTCGAGTTTTTGGCTTGCGACTAAGGCCGCTTGTTTTCTGTCTGGACTGAGATCGATAGCCAGCCAAGTATCTGCCTCTGGATCAAGTCTGAGACCCTCGACTCGACAAGATTCCCACTGAGACGGATTAATGACTGGGTTGATGGTATCGACCCATTGACATAAAACTTCTGTGCGCACAATATCTTCGGGGTCTGACAAGACGGCTCGGATATTGTCCGGATGGACTGTGTAACCAAGTGACGGATTGGCTTGACATACACCCAGCCAAAAATCCGGTGAGTTATCAAATTTGATTCCATTAGGAGCAGACCACTCGAACCAACCAATGTCGTCGCTTCCGCCGTGAATAGCTGCGTAGGCTCGTTCCCGTAATTTGTTGAGAACGATTGAGTGCTGATCTCCGGCATTGGAATAAACCCATATTTGAGGATTGGGACTAGCCATCTGGGTATAACGCAAGGCAGACCATACGTCTTCGTCTTTATACTCTCGAGCTTCGTCCAAATGGATAGTTTCAGGCGCAGCGATGCCTCGACCAGCTGAATTATTGGCTCGGACAATATATCGACGGCCCTCGGTAAATTGCAACTCTTGAAATCCTTTACTTTCGAGCTTCTTAGTAAATTCGGCGGCTAGTCGAGGAGTCTGCTCAATGATTCCGTAAATTTTGTAAAACAATTCGGCGCTGGTTGTTAGTTTATGAGCGGTATGAACCTGTAATTTTTCTTTAAGAACGTAGATTCTAAATAAGATTTGGAGCGCCATAAACGTTGATTTACCCTGCTGACGTGCGCACAATAGGGTGACGACTGGGTGCGCCCATCGGCCGTCCGGCTTGTATTTAAGAGAGTGATGAGCCAACCATTGCTGCCAAGGTAACAACTCAAAGCCGATTTCTTCGCAGAATCGGATCATTTGTTCGCCGTGAGAGGGTAAATCGCTGAGTTTTGTGTGAATTCGTGGGTTTGGCACACCACGGTAAGCCGATTCGTCCCTAGTGCGCGCTATCTCCCTCGATTGCTCCATTATTCTCCAGAGTCGGCCAGATAATGAACGGACGACCCATTTTCAGGGAAAATCTTCCCAAT